AACGCCGTTCCCAACCCTCTGGATTCCCGCTTTCGCGGGAATGACGGGGTAAAAATCGGGAATAACAGCGCAATAATCGAATCTTTGCGCCTTTGCGCCATTGCGTTAATTTTCTTGTGTCAACACGCCCTACGTCGCCGCCACTAGGGGCGCGTACTTCGCCGCCGCCGCGAAACTTACGGCGGACGGGTCGCCGGCGTCGTCCCGCAGAATGTAAACGCGGGTGTCGTCCGGCCCTATGCTGAACGGCGCGCCGGAGAAGTCCGCGAACTCGCGCGCGACGTTCGAGGCGTCGGGATGATAGATTCCGGGCGCGTCCCCCATCGTATCCAGCAGAATGGCGTCGTCCGCGCCGACGTCGTTCACGACCGCCGCGCCTTCGTCCACGGGGATGAGCGTGGCGAAATCCACGTCCCAGCGCAGCGCTCGGCGGGGGGATCGGTCGTCGTAGCGCGCCGTCCCCTTGTGGAAGGCGTAGATGTGCAGGTCGGGCGCGGGCGCGGCGTAGCCGCCGGGCGGAACGGGCGGGTCTATCAGAATCTCGCCCAAGTCGTATATCTCCCAGCCGGGGCCGTTCGCGCCGGACGGCGGATAGACGGCGTCCGACTCCGCCGGCGTCTTGGAGCGCGCGCCGATTCGCCATCCGAGCGCGAAGCCCATCGTCTTGGATGCGTCGTAGCTTATGCCGCTCGCGGATGGGCGGCAGCGCGCGAGAACGCGAAACAAGCCGCGCGGCGGGCGCGCGCCCGATACGGGTATTCGGACGTGCCCGGCGAGCGTGAAAGCCGTATTAAGCGCAAACCGCCCGGACGAGCGCCACTCTACGCGGATGGCGCGCCCGCCACTCGCCGCGCCGTCCGCCGCGGCGGTCGCGCTTCCGACGTGCGGACCGAACTCCATCGGGCTGTCGCCAACCGCGCCCGCGCCGTCCTCCGCTTGGAAGAACAGCGAATCCGCGCGCCGTTCGCCGGAGCGCTTGGCTATCCACACCTTGCCCGAACCGCTCCAAGAATCGCCGCCGTCCGCTATCTTCAGCTGGAACTTCGCGCCGAGCGTCCCCGGAATGTTGGTGAAATCCAGATAGTTGCGGTTCGCGCCGTCCCGCTCGTTGTAGAGCGTAGCGGGCTGCGGCGCGACGATTGCGAGCGTCCCGACGGGTTCGGCGAGAAGGCGCAGCGTCGTCCCCGGCGCGGCGGCGGCGGAGAGCGCCGGCTCGCCCATGAGCGCGGGGGAAGTCAAGACCTCGCCTCGCAGGATTCCGAACTCGGCGGCGGCGGCGACTCCGCCGGTTACGCCGCGCCGGAGGGTTACGCGCCCGACGCCGTTCGCCGCGCGGCTTTCGGCTTTGGCGCAGACGGTTTCGAGCGCGCGCAGCGCGTCGCGCAGGCTCGCGCCGCCGGACGCGCGCGGGTTGAGGGTTATCACGAACGTTCGCGGCGCGAGCGGGGATTCGCCGGCGGCGCTCGACTCGGCGCTCGCGAAGTACGGCGCGGCGAGCAGGTCTATCGCGGTTGTTCCGTCATGCAGCTGCAGCGTGGCGCTCAAAACGCGCTCCTTTCGACATTGCCGTCCACCTTCAGCCGCGCGCTGAACTCGACGCGCCTGCCGGCTTCCGACGTGACTTGGTAGTTTTCGACCCAGCATTTGCCGGAGTATTTGACCGCGCCCTTCGCCGTCCCGCGCGGCGCGTAAGTGAAGTCGACCGCCGCGCGATGAGTGCGGAGCGCGCCGAGAACGGCGTCGGGCCCCGCCGCGCGTGAGCCGTCGAAGACGCCGCGGATGCGTATGGACGCATCCTCCGCGCCCGGAACGAACGTCCGCGCCGAATCGGAGAGCGCGGTCACTTCGGTCAGCGCCCGCGTCCCCGGCAGCCCGGACACGCGGGTGACGAAGGCGCTAAGGTCGCGCGCCGCGCCGCGCGCGTCGTCAATGAAAAATCTGGAACTTCCGCTGTCGAAGAACGCCATTGTGAAACGCTCCGCCTTTCCTTATATAGGGATGTGTCGCTCGCGGGATGGGCGGGGACCGAAACCAAACCCCGCGCGCCGAGCCGCGCTTGCGCGCGGCGCACCCTCATCCTAGCCTTCTCCCATAAAGGGAGAAGGGATCCGCTGGCTTCTGTTCATGCCTGAATTCCTGTGGCTAGACTGGATGCAACCAACTGGATTGCCGCTTTCGCGGGAATGACGGGGGGGGACTCTCCTGGGAGCGCGGGCGTCCCGCCCGCACAGCCGCGCTTGCGCGCGCCTCACCCTCACCCTAGCCCTCTCCCGTGAAGGGAGAGGGGATCCGCTGGTTGGTATTTGTGCTTGATTTCGGATGGCAAACTTGTCTGCGACCGTCTGGATTCCCGCTTTCGCGGGAATGACGGGGTAGATAGCGAGAATGGTGGGGCATCAATCCGCAATGTCGGCGCGATTGCCCGGTTCCCCTGCCTTTGCGCCATTGCGACCTTGCGCCATTGCGTCAAATTTTCCTCGCTCGCGCGATATGTCAACACGCCCTAACCACTGACCACTAACCACTAGCCACTTTCTTGCCAAAGCGAACCCGAAAATCCGCCGCCATTCGCCGCCGACCGCCGATTTCGCGGACGCCCGCGCCGCTCACTTCCACGAGGCGCGCGTAGTCCACCGCGCCGGCTAGGGCGGTGTCGGCGCTGATTGCCGCCTCGACGCTCATCGCGCCTTGCGGTTCGATGAAGGGGATGAGGTCCGCCGCCGTTTCGCCGGCGACCGCGATTTCGATGATTATCTCGCCCTCGAACGACGCGCCGGCGAGGGCGGTTCGCGCGGCGGTTCGGGACGACAGGCGCAGCGTGGCGAGCGGGAAGTCGCTCCAGCCGTCCGTCTCGCCGTCTCGCGCCACGCGCAGGTTGGGGACGCGCGCGAGACGGGCGGCGAGGGCGTCCATTGCGTTTTTGACTTCGTTCGCCATTAGATTACTCCCGTGAGCGTTTTGCGGTATTTCGCCAGCAGTCGGCGGGCGTCGGCGTCCATGCCGTCGGGGGCGGGGTCGGACGCGCCCGCGCCGCGCCGCCACAGCCGCGCCGTCTCTATCACGGCCGCCTCGACCACCGGCGCGGGGTATTCGCAGATGTGGATCGCCGCGCCCGCGAGATGCGCCGCCGCCGCCGCGCCGTTCACGCCGCGAACGACCTTGATTCTGTCCCCGTCCGCGCCCACCGCGTACAGGCGCTCAGCGCCGATTTGCAGGGTGTGGCACACTTCGACGTCCGCCCGCGCGCTCAGGACGATTTCGGAATCGTCCGCCGCCGCGCGCATCCCCAGCGTCTCGGACGCCTTGCGGAGACGGCGCGCGTAGCCCCATCGCCCGGCAATCCGAACCGAGCGCCGCCCGGCGGGGAAGCGCCGCGCGCCGTCCGCGACGACCGACGTGTACGGGCGGGACGAATCATGCCCGCCCGCCGGGTCGGCGTTGTCCGGGCGCAGGATGAAGTCCGTTCGCGCCCAGACCGTCTCGAACTCGCGGTCGCCGTTCGCGTCCGTCCGCAAACCGTCGTCGTCCACCGAAATCAGATCCGGCGTCCGCAGCGCGAGGGAGCCGTCCGAATCGAAAACCCGCGCCGCGCTCAGCTCGTAAAAGTGGCGGTTGCACCACCCATCGACATGGCGCGACACGGCTTCGACGAGCGACCGAAGCCGCCCGTCCCCATCCGCGCCGCGAATATCCAGCGCCGCCGGGCTTTTGAGGGTTTCAAGGGTTGCGTAAGCGTTCATTGGGAGGATTCCTAGTGGTCGGTGGCTAGTGATTAGTGATTAGTGGCTAGTGGTCGGTGGTCAGTGATTGGCGATCATGGTTAGTGATTGGCGGTCGACGGCTAGTGTCCGTAAGTCAGCGGCTAATGGCTGCGCCGAAACGCTAATCACTAGCCACTAACCACTGATCACCGACCACTAGCCACCGACCACTAATCACCGACCACTATCCACTAACCCCACTACCCAACGTTGTACGCCAACGCCGTATGCCCCGCGCTCGACCGCGTTCCGCTGCGTTCGGTTAGGGCGTGGCGCAGGCTGACGGTTACGACGGTCTGGCGGCGCTGGGTGTCGCGGGCGACGTCTATCGTCGGGACGCGGCGGAAGCCCTGCGCCCACTGCGTCCGGTTCACCAGCAGCAGCCTGCCGGCGTCTTTGGTGTTGCCGGCGTCCGTCACCTTGCCGTCCGCGTCCGCCGGGCGCATATGCTCGGAGACGATTACGGGGATGCCCTCGACCGCGCCGAGCATCCCGGTGAGGATCGTGGCGTTCGGTCCCAGCTTGTCCATCGTGCGGAAGGCGTCCGCCGCCTGCGCGCGGATGAAGGTGTTGACGTCCATGATCCACGCCAGCTCGGACGGGCGGACGCCGTAGCGCCCCGCCTTCGCGCGCACTTTGTTGAACAGGTCGTCGTCCGCCGCCGCGGCGTGGTTTATCGCCATGCTCGTATTGTCCACCAGCGGCAGATGCACAATGCCGTCGTAGCCGAGCAGCCAGTGCGCCTTGCCGGCGGAGGTCGCCGAGATGGTCGCGCCGTCCGCGTTGATGTTGTTCGTGGTCGTGGTGTCCGCGTTCAGCATCACGTCGTCGAGCGTCTCGGCGGTGTTTCGCACAAGGGAGTTGCGGATTTCGCCGAGAAGGGACGGCAGCGCGTCGTCCTCTTCGAGCGTGAAGCTGAAGGGGACTTGCGCCACCAGCTCGCGCGCGGTGAGCGTCACCTTGCCGGTGGCGAGCGCGGTGTCGGTCGTGGCGGTGTTCTCCGCGCCCGGGTAGAAGTTCACGTCGCCGAGCTGGGTCGGGATGTCGAACGGCTGGCTGGGCATCGGGAACATGGGGATGAGCCCGGCGACGAGGGTCTGCAGGTTGACGTCCATCCACAGCTCGGCGCGCTCGAGGGTGGGGACGAGGTCGGCGCCCGCGCCGGCGGTGGTGGAGTCCATCGCCGCGCGGACGGCGTAATCGCGCATGTGGGCGAGCGTGGGCGCGACCACCTGGCGGTACTGCATCTCCGGGTCGCGGACGTTGAGGCGCGCGAGCGACTCCGGGGCGTAGGCGGCTCTCATGCGGCGCTCGACGCTCTGGAAGTGGCGCTCGACGGTTTCGGGGGCGAGGTCGTCGGCGAGCGAGCGCGCCGCTTCCGCGAGCTGCGCCGTCCACGCGCGGGCGTGGGGGGCGTCCGGGTTGTCGGCGTGTCCGCGCGCCACCGCGCGCATGATGCCGATGTCGAGCGGCGTGCAGCCGGCGAACCTGCCGCCGCGGACGCGCAGCCCGCGCTCCGAGTCGTCCGCCCGCGCCACCTCCGCGCGCCGCCGCTCGCGCATCCGCTCCTGAATCTGACCCACGTCCGCCCGCAGCCGCGCGTTCTCATCCCCCAGCGTCCGCATCTCCCCGCCCAGCGACTCCGCGCGCTCCCGCACGAACACGCCAATCTCGGCGAGGCTCTTGTTCATCTCTCTCATCTCTTCGGTCGTCGTCGTCACGGTTGATTCTCCTATCCCTGTGTGGATTTGTGGATGATTTTCGGTTGACCTAATCCGTTTCGCGCCCGCCCCGCTCCCGCTCTCTCTTCCCCTTTGCGCCCTTCGCGCCTTCGCGCCTTTGCGTTGAATTTCGCCCTAGCCCGATTCGCCTCCGCCGTCCGGCGCGGGCGGGTTCGCCCTGATCCAGCTCGCCAGCTCCGCCAGGCGGCGCTTGGCGTTGGATATATCGGGCGTCTCGCTTGCGGACGTTTCGCCCGCGCCGGACGGGTTTTCGAAGATCACCTCCTCTCCGCCGTCGTCGCCGCCTTCTCGCGTCTCGGCGTTCAGCAGCGAGCGCATGACGCGGCTGTGAGCGTCCCGAAGGGCGTCCGGGTCGGCGGGGACGGCTACTATGGACCATTCGAGAAGCTCGGATTTGGTTATGATGACGCCGCCGCCGGACGGGCGGCTTTCGACCGCGCGCCATCCCATGGACGCCGCGCGCAGGAATCCGCGCCGCCAGGCGTTGCGAACGCGGTCGGCGAAGGCGTCGCCGGGCAGAAACTCGAACTCCGCCCTGATGCGCCCGTCCGACATGCGGACGAGGCGGCGCGTCCGCCCGATGGGAAGCCCGGCGGACTGCGTTCTGCCCGTCAAATCGTGGGCGTACAGCACGACCGGGTTCTTGCGGTAGGCGCTGAAGTCCATCCCCGTCGGCTCGACCACGTGTCCGTCGCGCGAGGCGCTGTTGGCGAATATGGTGACGGAGTGGACGCCGTTTTCGAGCGTCCCCGCGTCTTCCAGCGTCCCGACCGTCGTAATTGCGGCTGCCGATTCCATTCTTGCCGTGTTCCCCTTTCGCGGATTCCCCGATTCGGATTTCGCCCGCCCGCGCCCGCCAGAACGTCCGCGATAAAAAAGAAAGCCCCGCCGCCGCGCGGCGAGCGAGTCGCCGCGAGCGATGGGGCCGTTTTGCAGACCTGCGGGGGACGGTCGAGCCGTCGGGTTTTGGGTTTTGGATTGTCGCTTTATCGCCGTTCGGGGTTGCCGTCCGAACGGCGTGAATTGACTATACAGAACATATATTCTTGTTGTCAAGGGAATTTCGGGGCAATTTTCGGATTGCGGAAAATTCGCTGAGGGCGCGGCGCGCGGCGCGATTGCTGTACAATGCGCCGTATGAACCGCGCGACCCGAAACAAGCCCGCGAACCGCGCCGGAGGCGTCTTGTGACGACCGCCCGCGACAAAGCCCCGCTCGCGGCTCCGCGCGCCGCCGCTCGGCGGGCGGGAGCGGCGCTGATTCTGACGGCGGTCGCATCCGCGCTCGGCATCCTCGCGCGCATGGTTGCGGACGTCGACCGACCGACGCTCGCCGAATACCTGAACGCGGTATCGGCGTCCGGCGGCATGTACGCCGTTTTTGGCGTCTGCGTCTTGGCGTCCGGCGCCGCGCTGTTCATATCGGCGCGGGCGCTCGCGCGGACGCGGTTCGTATGGGACGGAACCGGCTCGCCCCTTTCGCCGGCGCTGTTCGCCGTCTCCGGGGTGTTCACCGCCGTATCCGGAGCGTGCGCCGCGACCGTCGCCGCGCTCGCGCCCGACGTCTCGGCGGCGGTCGAAATCGCCGCCTATCTGCGCCAGCTGACCGGCGTCATCGGATTCTCCACGGCGGGCTTGGCGCTGCTGGTCGCCGCGCGCAGCCAGTGGAAAGCGGGCGGGACGCTGATCTACGCCGCCATCGCGAGCGCCGCCGTCGGGTTGGCGATGCAGTCCATCTGGCTGGAATCGGCGCAAATCGCCCACCGACTCGGCGGCGCGGCGTTTCTGCTGTGGCTGGCGGCGGTCGGCGTCGCGCTGTGGGTCGGGCGCGTTCGATAGCGCGCGGGAAAATTTTGACGCAATGGCGCGGAGGCGCGGAGGCGCGGAGGGGAGGATTGGCGGCGCGACGGTCGTCCGTTTCAGCCTAAGAATGTGTTTGATAGTGGACGCTGGGAGCGCGGGCGTCCCGCCCGCAACGCCGCGCGTAAGCGCGGCGACACCCTCATCCTAGCCCTCTCCCATAAAGGGCTTACAGGGGTAGGTTAACCGAAATCAAGCGCGAATCGCAGCCAACGGATCCCTTCCCCCTTTATGGGGGAAGGCTAGGATGGGGGTGTCGCGGG